TTTTCGTTCTTTGGTTGAGCAAGCTATAAAAGAAGTAGATTCTGATGAAATTGATTTGGTGGAATGCCATATTTCTGATGTACAAGATGTTGCTCAAACCTTAGTAGAAAATGGCTGTCAGATTCTTCTTTGTACGGGAGCCACAGCAAGTTTTCTACAAAAGAAATTAAATATTGATATACAGGTTATTCGTACAGGAACTTTTGATGTTATTCAGGCCATATCAAATTTAAAACAATATAAGCGCATTGCTTTGGTTGGGAATACGTCTACTGTCGATCTTGAAAACTATTCGGATATTTTTGCTTTAGATATACAACAATTTAACTATGACTCATATTTAGATGCCAAGAAAACCATTCATTTAATTAAGAAGCAAGGTTTTGACGCCATTATTGGTTCGCCTGTTGCAGTAGAGCTGGCACTGAATGAAAATCTAGTCGGGCATTTAGCCATTAGTGTACCGTCTTTAAAAGACTTGCTGCAAAATGCTTTGCGTACCCTTGAAAAGATCCGTAGGGAGCAGTACTCGACTTTACGTTTGACCGAGATCTTTAATCATTTAAATGAAGGCATTTGTTTTATTACAAAACAAAAAAAGATTTCTTTAATTAATAACTCCATGAGTGCTTTACTCGAAAAAGATCCTTCAGATGTATTAAACAAACCAGCATTAGAGATTTTTGAAGGGCTCAACTTTGATATCGATCAAGAAAATAGTCATCAACTTATTCAATTTAAAAACCTAAAGCTTGCTGTATATGTTTCCAAGCTAAAAAATGACTATATAGATGGCTATATCTTAAGAGTGCAGGAGTTAAATGCCTTAGAGCAATCTAATAGCCAATTTAGAAAGGTTTCGTCTAAAAACTTTAATACCAGATATACCTTTGACCAGATTTTGACTCAAAATTCCAATTTCCAGCAGATTATCAAGTTATCAAAAGCATATGCAAAAACCGATAGTACGATTCTTATTACGGGTGAGAGTGGTACGGGCAAAGAAGTGCTGGCACAAAGTATTCATAATCATAGCCGTCGTTATAAAGCGCCGTTTGTCGCAATCAACTGTGCTTCTTTTCCGGAAAGTTTATTAGAAAGTGAGCTTTTTGGTTATGAAGAAGGAGCTTTTACAGGAGCGAAAAAAAATGGGCGTATTGGTTTAATTGAAGCGGCGCATACTGGCACACTTTTTTTAGATGAAATTGGAGATATGCCATTACATCTCCAAACGAGATTTTTAAGAGTATTGCAAGAGAGACAGATTAATCGTTTAGGTTCAGTGGTAAGTCATCATTTAGATATACGTGTAATTGCTGCAACTCACGCGAACTTAGAAGAGCTAGTACAAAATGGTACATTTAGAGCAGATCTTTACTATCGTTTAAACATTTTAAGAGTGTATACGCCGTCTTTAAAAGAGCGAAAAGAAGATGTCTTGTATTTAGCGAATCTGTTTTTAGAAAAATATAAAAAAACGCTGGATGATTTACCGAATATTTTACAGAAGACTTTCTATCATTATTCTTGGCCGGGTAATATCCGCGAACTTGAAAACATTGTTGAACGAATTAATGTGTTATTGGAGCTTGATCAGGAAATTTTAACTCCAGAATTTTTAAAACAACAATTACCAGAGCTATTTCAGCCGCAAATGAATCAAACTGCACAACCTTTATTAAAAGAAGTAAAGGTAAATCAGGAGTTGAGTCTAATTGAACAAATACTTGCCGAAGTAGATGGCGATTTAGACCTTGCTGCACAAAAACTTGGAATTAGCCGGTAAGATTACTTTCAATTTTTTTGTTGTTTTCTAAATAGATAATGAAGTTATCAATTTCACTTTGAATGATTTCAAAGTTGTAGGACGTCGAATAGAAAGACTCACAGAAAGTAGTAGAGTATTTTTGATACCAGAATTCATACCAATATTTAAGTGCAAGCATATCTGACTGTTGAGTTGCCAAACTTTTATCACTAAGAGCAGCTATAGAGAACAACAAAGGATAAAGACATGGGGAGGAAGTTGCCTCATCAAACAATAAGGCAATTTTATTTTTTTTCGAATTTTCTTTAGAAAGATGAATTGTTTTTGTGAAGAACATAGAGCTTATAGCAAACTTTGTGAAGTAATTAAGATATAAACATAAGTAAAAAAAGTCTAGATCTAATTTTAAATTAAGTAATTGAATTATGGTGGATATAGGTAGTTTATGAACTTATTGTATGCTGTAGAGAATTTAACATAATATACATTATACGAAGTGTTATATATTTAACACTTTGTTTTATATAGCTTTCTTAGCGTTGAAATCTAACGCCACTAACACAGCTCTCGGCTGTTTACCTGTGAAATCCCAATCAAAGATCATTGCAGCTTCCGCAGGAAGTTTCTGATGCATGTAATCATTAAAGAACTGAGCGCCTTTAATCTTGTAGTCAGTCGATTTAAAACCGATTGCACCTTGTTCTAGCTCACGCTCAGAATAATTCTGTAAAACCGTTACAACGGTATTCGAGAATTCAATTGTTTTACCTGATGACTGATCTTGGAAATCACCCGCAGCTTTGCGAATGCCTGTAACTGTCATAATTGGATGTTGTGAATTGTTCATTTGCTCACCTTTAAGCTACTGATTTAAATTGCGATACTGGCGGCTCATACCACTCAGGCAATTGTTGAGAAAAGTCGATTTCTACGAGCTTCATAAATGGAATGACATTTTTAGCCTTGTTGTCATGCAAGTTCTGCAAAAATGCTTTTGAAAAGCCACAATCGCAAAGTTCAGATAAATGTCTATAAAACGTAGGTTTAGGAAGCATTTCTGCTAACTTCTCTAAACCATGTTCACGTACTAAACAGTACGTAGAATAAATATTTCGGATACGTGTTTGAGAAACCTTACCGCTATTGGTAACGACAACTGGCGAGTTAGATATGGCTTCCAAGACACTTTCATCATTAATCAATTTCACAGTTTGACCTCTCATGGCATCAAATATTCCGTGCGTTGCTTTAGTCCAAAGTGTTTGAAGTAAATCAGGATTTGCCTTCTGAAATGCTATAAGTTCATAAAGGTTCGTTGGTACTCCATTACGCTCAAGCCAACGTTTTTTTAAACGTGACTCAAACCGTAAAAGTCCGACTGTCCAGTTAATTAACCTTGAGTCAGACATGACATCGACAACTCGCTGAGCTGACTTATCATTCTTTTTAGCCAGTTGTTTAAGTTCTTCAAACTGGCTAATAAATTCATCATGCTTTAAATAGCACTTATGATTTACAAGTCTGGAAGTCTGACCACCCCAATATACCGAGCTATCAAACCGCTTGTTAGAAAGCCTAGTTTGACCGTTGCTGACATTGGCCAGAAAATCCAGAACCTTTTTAGCCGTTGTCTGATCAGACAATTTGGCAGAATACGTTACATCAATGTGTGAAACCCAAGCACGGGACCAATCAAGCATCTTAGTTAATACTGGATAAGCCATGTGTAAGAAGCCGATCATCTCGTCAGCACCCTGCTCTATGTCATCCAATCCAAAAACATTATGACCCTGCAATAACTTTGCAGGAGAAGCCTTAATTTGAACATAAGGCTCATAACTTGAATCAAAGAACACTTTCATTGCCATGCCCGTATAGTGAGTTGGCACACTTTCAAACGGATGAAATAAAGCAGCGGCAGAAATTGAACCATCGTCATTCTTATGAACCGAACGTGATGCAAGTGGTATTTCAATCGAATGCAAATCAACATCAATGAAAAAATACTCGCCCGCTTCATTCACAGAGAAGAAACTAGACTCAAAAGGTGCATTAATACAAAGATGGTCGAGCATAGTTATTACTCAAGACCACTAATAAAGATTTGTTCTATTTCCCCTGTTTCTTTATTTTTATCCATGTTGCCCCCAAATGTTTACATGCATGCATAAATGCAATACGAAGGAAACTAACACAAATATACACGCATGCGCAATACATGCATGCAAAAATACATGTATTATCATCCGCATTGTGAGACAAGGTATGCATACTATGGTTAAGAGCGTTAGGATTAACGACGAAGAGCAAGAAAAACTTAGAAAAAAAGCAGTTGAATTAAACAAGGTTTTAATTCAAAAAGGACAGCAACCACTACGAGATAGTGAATTAGTTCATATTCTGATAGCTGAAGGTTTAGATCAATTGGAAGTTGGTAACAGCGGGCAAGTTAAGATCATAAAATAACCAACAAGACCTCGAGCTAATCCGATAAATTCTCAAATTTGAGACTAGAGTCCACCATTAGAAAGCGATGGACTCTCCCACCCTTCAAAAATTCGCATAATGCAGATTGATGTTAAAAAGCCCCGTGATATGAAATTTTATCACTGGGGCTTAGTAACATAATCTGGACATCACATTATGCGAACTTTAAGACGATAATTTTACTGTTTAAATATGCAGCAATAAGACCTCGAGGTGAGGTGAAATTTAAGGGATGTATTTTTCATCGTCTTGTTCATTTTTAATGTCACGAAAAAGCCGAAAAACCACCACAATAATAAAAGATATAGCTAGGAGAATGGCGAATAAAACATCAACCCATGTGGTAGAACTTTCCAAAAGAATCATATAACACCCCGTCAAAGTGTCTAGACTACGCCTTGAGACACTCAAAAATTGTACAAGATTTAATCGTTTACTCGATGTGTCTCAATTCCCCTGAAGACACTTTTCTATACCGCTACGTTACATCAAATAGACGGTTTTTAGTAGTCAAAGAGGAAGGTTTCAAATTAAGCCTTGTGCTTTAGCTGCCTGATATTTAGCCACAAATTCTGCATCATATTTTTGCACTGGAGTCGGCATAACTTGTTGCTGCACTTGTTGAGGCTGACCATTAAAGCCTTGTGATTGTTGCTTAAAATAGTTGTATGGGCGGTCATTTTCTTCAATCAGTTTTGCACAATCAGATTGACTTACATCATGCAAAATTGTGCCCTGTTCAGTATAGGCAACATATCTACCTTTTTGCTTCATACAGCCCGCAAAAACAGGCTTAGACGTTACTTGATATTCAATTTTTGAAGTATCCATTTCATAAGGTCTGTTAGGATTGTATTTAACTGCAATTGTCTCCATACGTACATCGTTTACTTGCTGGAGCTGATTGTTTCTGACTTCTGGATTCTTCAAATCAGCACATTGTTCAGGTGTTAAAGTGCCACACTCAGCTTCACGTTTTAACTTGTCAGCAATAGTTTCAGGCGGATTTGGATTAGCTTGAGGACCTGCTTTTAACTGACTAAATGCATCTTTTTCCTGCCCTGTCATTTGCTTAATTGCGCTGCCAAAACTTTGAAAAATAGGTATTTTCATAAAGCCAACTATGGCAATAGTACATATAGCTATAAACAAAAGTGAGTAGAAAAATACTTTAGGTGGAATCCTGAATTTCATTGAAGTGTGAGAGGATGCACTCACATACATTCGTTGATATTTCTTTTTATAAACTAATAGAAAGTAATCAACATACTTCTTTGGATCGCGCAAGGAATCTGCTGCATCACGTGGGCGACTAATGTATTTATCGAATACATAAATACCGCAAGCCTGCGGATTTTGTGGCGGTCTTTTAACAAAGTAAAGCTTGTCGAATAACTGTCTAAGTGAATAGTTATAATCCTCAGCATCTTGGGTAATTAACCATACATCTTTATCAGTATGACGAACCTTAGACATTTCTTTAACGATAGGATCTTCACATACTTTTCGACCATCCCAGTTGTAAGGAGGATGATCACGTATTTCATCAATATAATGAATTGATCCCATCGGAGTTTTACGCCAATCCAAATCAGGAAAAGGCAGAACACCCTGAATTTTTAATCCATTAATATTTGAGTAAATCTGTCTAACTGGAAGCAAAGCAGTTAATGCAATGCCTTCCTCTTTAGTAATTTGCTCGATGTATTTGTTATAGAAAAAATAATATTCGAAATATTGAGGGAATTGTTCAGACTCTTCAAGACAATCAAAATATTCATGATTTGATGTCTTTTCAAGCTTAAGATTACCAATTTCATAGTTATATGTGAAATCACGATTTAGTAAATCGCGCTCCTCTAATAGTTTTCTATTTTCTTCAAAAATAGGAGCATTCTTTTTTATATTTTCTAAGTTTTTTTGCTGTTCTTCATACATACGAACAACAGCAAAATATGATTTCCCCTGACCAGGCTTTGCAACGATACCGTATAACATTATTGTAGTTTCCTAATCGATAGTTTGCCCGCGTTCATTGTTATGCGTATTGAAATTGCAGACAAAACATAGCTAATAGCAACATCAACCCCCGCAAGGTCAATTAAATAAAATAGACCTGAAAGCTGCTGAAATTGATTATTTACATAGTTAAGTAAAATTGAAAAAACTGACTGTGAAATTGCAAATGAAACAAGCCCCAAACCTGCACCAGCCAATAATTTTTTAAATGCTGTAGTTAAGAATTTCTCACCTACATACATCAATAAAAAGACTAACCCTCTAATCATTGCTACCACCTCGATAATGACCAGTGACAATGAAGAAAGCCGTTAACATGCCAACAAAAATAATCCATGGTCGAGCATAAGAAGCGCCCAAACAAAAGGTTTCATAACTGAATTGAACTGTATAGGTCTGCACAATAGTGAAAGAAATCTGCATTGCAGGAGGACAGCCACCCGTAGCATCAACTAGAGTTCCATCAAAATTAGTATCAATTTCATCTTTAATTACCTTGATTTCACCATCTTCGGGATTGGTATCGTCAGGAACTGCAAGCCAATCATGTATACCTTTTAGAAGGTCATTTGTAGGACCTAAATTGACCGCAGTACCTCCACCCCCAACAGGCTTATTATTTATCGCATTTACGACTTCATTTAGCTTGTTAGCAGTCGAATTAGTGTTTGCATCTACCGCACCCTTAACAGCGCTTGTATTCGCGTCTACGGCAGTTTTAACGGTATTTGCATTAGCATCTACAGCAGCCTTAATTTTGTCACCATTCGCATTTACAGCAGCCGTAGTGGCTTTTACAGAATCATTGACCGTATCCAACTTTTGATTTGTTGTATCAATCTTTGAATTAGTAACGTCAATCTTATTAGCAATATAAGTAAGCGAGTTAACTAACTCATTTTTAAGCCATGTAAGCTTATTATTAACTGCATTAACCGCATCCAAAATTGCACGCAAAATTGGCCCATTATCTGGTGGAACAGGTGGAGGTGGTGTTGGTGGTGGTGGGTCACCGTCTGGAGGATCCGTTGGAGGCGGATTCGTAGGAGGTGGTTCAGATGCAGGCGGTGGTTGTGGTGGTGGATCCGTTGGAGGCGGATTACTATTTTTTACGCAAATCGGTTTACCGTTAAACGTACCCGGCACGTAACCCGTACCACATCCCTCAGGTGGTCTATCACAATAAGTTGCATTATTAGAACAACCCGCTTTAATAGGTGGCGGTGGTACATCTGGAGGACAATAAATAGATCCATCTGACATACGGTTACAACCATCATTAGGTGGTTTATAACAACCGCCATAAGGGTCTTTTGAGTCACATGTATCTTGAGAAAATAAAGGAGTACAAGATGGGCTGGGTATCTCACTAACAGAAGCGTGAGTGATGCTTTGATATGTAGAACCTGAAATAACAATTGGTCTATTTTTATCGCCAGTCCATTCAGTAATACAATAATTACCTTCAGGATTCTTTGAACAAGTACGCAACGGAATGGGCGTACCTTCCTCAAAATATATTGGGATCGGCCAACCTGCGGGACGACATTTAGTTGGTTCTTTTAACGTATATGTAAAGCCAGGCATAAGCTCAGAATATGGGCCTACAGTACCTTTCATATAGTAAACAGAACATTGATTAGCAGAAACAACTTGCGAAGAATGATAAGAATAACCGCCACCATCCCAACGTTTTTTCGCTACGAGTTGACAAGCTACAGCAACATCAAAACTACCTAAAGATTCACCATATAATGTTGAATACCACCACTGTTGTGGAGCAGCAAAAGTCTGAACAGAAAATAAACTTAGAATTATAAAAATCAAATATTTGAGATGTCTCATTTAAATAATCCCCAATTACTTAAATAAGATGAAACCGCTAACAATGAATAGCAGTAATACGAAGTATGGAAAGATTTCTGACATGGGCTTACCCCTACAAAAAAACAGCTAGCTGCGGGCCCTCGCTTCGCTGTTTTTTCGTAGCTGGTAGCCCACAATCAATTAGAATGCTCGAACGAGCGCTTTAATTCCTTTAGCTGCAAGCGGAACCATAATCCATGCAGCACCAACAGCACCTACAGCAATTACAACTAAACCGATATAGGTAATAATTGAAGTTGTTTCAGGTCCTGCGGGTGCATCGGCTGCATACGCATTTACGGCCAACATTGTAGGAACAACCAACGAGTATTTTGCAGATTTGCGGAAACGTTGGAACCAAGTTTTTTTATGAGCTTCTTGCTGAATAACCTCAACATTTTGTAAAGCCATAAGTTTTCTCCTTTTATAAACCCCTAATGAAAGTCGCTAGCATTGAATATGATTTAGCGACCACACAAACCATCCAAAAACCCCCGCCCAAAATAGTGGCTTCTTCGAGGGTTAAAGGTGGAAGAATGGACTGATTGATCAGCACCCATTCAAGGCACACTTGCAACCCATTAGCGTCAGGTTGAGATAATTGGCTACAAACGTGCATTACTGACATATCTTTTTGACCTAATCGATGTGTTTATCACGCATTTTTAGATACATGTTTTTCATGAAGTTGATAGTAAAAATGCATGTTGTCAGCACCCCAATTATGAAAAAGATCCAAACGAGATAAAGCATCTTTACCTCTCCCCCAAATAGGTTACCGACCTGCGATTAACGCCCCCAAAAGTCGGAAAATTCGTTATTTACACTTGTAAAAATGGATGCAGTAAGATGAGTGTTTTGTAAACTCTCTACCGCACTTCTTGCATTTATAAACGTATTCTGCCATAGTTAAATTAACCTAAGTTATTGATTTAATTGACATATTATACATTATACGAAGTGTTATATATTTAACACTTTGTTTTATATAGCTTTCTTAGCGTTGAAATCTAACGCCACTAACACAGCTCTCGGCTGTTTACCTGTGAAATCCCAATCAAAGATCATTGCAGCTTCCGCAGGAAGTTTCTGATGCATGTAATCATTAAAGAACTGAGCGCCTTTAATCTTGTAGTCAGTCGATTTAAAACCGATTGCACCTTGTTCTAGCTCACGCTCAGAATAATTCTGTAAAACCGTTACAACGGTATTCGAGAATTCAATTGTTTTACCTGATGACTGATCTTGGAAATCACCCGCAGCTTTGCGAATGCCTGTAACTGTCATAATTGGATGTTGTGAATTGTTCATTTGCTCACCTTTAAGCTACTGATTTAAATTGCGATACTGGCGGCTCATACCACTCAGGCAATTGTTGAGAAAAGTCGATTTCTACGAGCTTCATAAATGGAATGACATTTTTAGCCTTGTTGTCATGCAAGTTCTGCAAAAATGCTTTTGAAAAGCCACAATCGCAAAGTTCAGATAAATGTCTATAAAACGTAGGTTTAGGAAGCATTTCTGCTAACTTCTCTAAACCATGTTCACGTACTAAACAGTACGTAGAATAAATATTTCGGATACGTGTTTGAGAAACCTTACCGCTATTGGTAACGACAACTGGCGAGTTAGATATGGCTTCCAAGACACTTTCATCATTAATCAATTTCACAGTTTGACCTCTCATGGCATCAAATATTCCGTGCGTTGCTTTAGTCCAAAGTGTTTGAAGTAAATCAGGATTTGCCTTCTGAAATGCTATAAGTTCATAAAGGTTCGTTGGTACTCCATTACGCTCAAGCCAACGTTTTTTTAAACGTGACTCAAACCGTAAAAGTCCGACTGTCCAGTTAATTAACCTTGAGTCAGACATGACATCGACAACTCGCTGAGCTGACTTATCATTCTTTTTAGCCAGTTGTTTAAGTTCTTCAAACTGGCTAATAAATTCATCATGCTTTAAATAGCACTTATGATTTACAAGTCTGGAAGTCTGACCACCCCAATATACCGAGCTATCAAACCGCTTGTTAGAAAGCCTAGTTTGACCGTTGCTGACATTGGCCAGAAAATCCAGAACCTTTTTAGCCGTTGTCTGATCAGACAATTTGGCAGAATACGTTACATCAATGTGTGAAACCCAAGCACGGGACCAATCAAGCATCTTAGTTAATACTGGATAAGCCATGTGTAAGAAGCCGATCATCTCGTCAGCACCCTGCTCTATGTCATCCAATCCAAAAACATTATGACCCTGCAATAACTTTGCAGGAGAAGCCTTAATTTGAACATAAGGCTCATAACTTGAATCAAAGAACACTTTCATTGCCATGCCCGTATAGTGAGTTGGCACACTTTCAAACGGATGAAATAAAGCAGCGGCAGAAATTGAACCATCGTCATTCTTATGAACCGAACGTGATGCAAGTGGTATTTCAATCGAATGCAAATCAACATCAATGAAAAAATACTCGCCCGCTTCATTCACAGAGAAGAAACTAGACTCAAAAGGTGCATTAATACAAAGATGGTCGAGCATAGTTATTACTCAAGACCACTAATAAAGATTTGTTCTATTTCCCCTGTTTCTTTATTTTTATCCATGTTGCCCCCAAATGTTTACATGCATGCATAAATGCAATACGAAGGAAACTAACACAAATATACACGCATGCGCAATACATGCATGCAAAAATACATGTATTATCATCCGCATTGTGAGACAAGGTATGCATACTATGGTTAAGAGCGTTAGGATTAACGACGAAGAGCAAGAAAAACTTAGAAAAAAAGCAGTTGAATTAAACAAGGTTTTAATTCAAAAAGGACAGCAACCACTACGAGATAGTGAATTAGTTCATATTCTGATAGCTGAAGGTTTAGATCAATTGGAAGTTGGTAACAGCGGGCAAGTTAAGATCATAAAATAACCAACAAGACCTCGAGCTAATCCGATAAATTCTCAAATTTGAGACTAGAGTCCACCATTAGAAAGCGATGGACTCTCCCACCCTTCAAAAATTCGCATAATGCAGATTGATGTTAAAAAGCCCCGTGATATGAAATTTTATCACTGGGGCTTAGTAACATAATCTGGACATCACATTATACGAACAATTATATAATTCAATAATATAGTCTTTTACTTGCTTAGTTTCCCTTTAAGAATATCCTAGCTCTGTAGCTCTGTAGCTCTGTAGCTCTGTAGCTCTGTAGCTCTGTAGCTCTGTAGCTCTGTAGCTCTGTAGCTCTTATAAAAACTTAAATAAAAAATGATTTCTCCTGATTTTGGATACTCTATGGCTGTTCTCCAGCTTAGGCTTCTGAAGCATAATTTGATTTGAAAATATTTGGATTGATTAAATTTTTAAAAATAGTTCAAGCCTACTTAAAATGATGAAATTTTATTTCACTATTTTTATATACCCTAATACTTTAGATAAAAATAAAAGTTATTTTGTTCGTAAATTTTGAATCCTGTTAAATTAAGAATAGTAATGTATCTTATATTTACTTAAATAATGGTGATATGAGTCACACTTTAACTGTATTAAGTACCTTTTTAAAAACTATGCAAGTGAATAGATGTAAATTACATATCAATTAATTATTTTATAATATTATATTTCAACTGTTTTTATTTTAGTGTATTTTAAAATATGCATAAATATCAGTAACTTGTATGTTTTTTGTTTTTTAAAGAATATACATCTTTTATTTGCAAATATAATTTAAAAAAATTTTAACTATTACATTATCTAAAATAATTAACGTGATTTATATCACACGAAAATTGATAAATTCTTGATAATTTTAAATTAATAATTGTTTTTAAAGAAAAAATATTGTATCAAATAGATATAAACTATTTTATAAATAGGTATATAAAATGAAAAATAATATTTTTAAACTTCTAGTTAT